GTACTTGCGATTGGCAATTGACGGGTTGCACCAGCGTAGGGTTTGCCATCCACGCTGTTGATTGGTACTAAGCCATAGGGAGCAGAAACGGTTGGATAAGCCATTTAAATCTCCTAATTAAGAATTACCATTACCAAACCCGCGTCCTCTGGTTGTTGTGCTCTTTCGATCAGCAAACAAAGGCATACGAGCGTCGTTGTTTTTCAAAAAGCTGTTGTCCACGGACTCCATTTGTTTTTGAGCTTTGTCATCAAAATAGCGTCTACGGGCTTCAGCCAGTTCTTTAGGTTTCTTGCACAAGAGCAAGCCACCAATTTCTACGTTCCCATCCTTATTGCCGTTGATCTGGAGTTCAGGATAGTCTTCTGCCTTACACGGTACCCACTTATCGCGGAACTTTTGAGACACGTTTGTGGCGTTGTCTTGTCCAGCAATCGAAGTTGCTACCCAGTGAAAGTCGTAATCTGGGTCCGGGTTAGGTTCAGGCAAAGTACTAGGTGGACGATATTCGTACCTAGGGGTGTTATTTTCGCGTGTTTCTTGTTCACGGGTTGCGCGGTTATTAGCCATTTTGAGCCTCCAATTTTAAAATTTCCTGTGCATATTGTTTGTGGGATAAACCATACTTCTCCGCCAAGCGAGCTTGGGTCGTAGTGAGTTTGATTACTTTCTTGGCACCCGATGAACGGGTGGCAGGAGCCACAACATTCGCAGGTTTTTTAGTCGGCTCAGCCTTAACCGTCTCAGTTCCGCCCAACATCTCCGGGAAGACCTGTTTTAAGCGAGCATCTACGCGCTCGAAGTATTCATCTGAGCGGGGATCAACCCCGGTAGCCACTAGTTTTTGGTGCAGCCCTAGAGCAAAGGCCGTCATTTCTTCGTACCCCGGAGTTCCAAACCACTGGTTTTTTGCTTGCCAGCGCAAGGTTTTATCATCAAGTTTGGGGGCTTCGGGAGCCGTTTGATACGTTTGTACATCATCTTGATTATTTTGTAAAGGGGTCGGCTTGAAATTTTTTGCACTCTCAAGCTTCATCTTTGCATCAGTCAACGCTTCTTGCGCTTCTAGCATCGCATCAGCATCGTAGGATTCTTGCGCTTCTTTAAACTTACGTCGCGCCATCTCCATCTCTGCTTCAGCTTTGGCTTGCAAAGTTTCTGCATAGGTAGCTTCGCCGGTCTTTACATACTCTTTAAGCCTACGATTCTCTTCCATGAACTGCTGAGCTAATCGCTCAAGTTCTTGCTTTTCGCGCTGCGCTGCTTCTTTAGCGCGACGTTCATCGTGCCGCGCATGTGTTAGTTCTTTGATACGAGCCTGCGCACCTTTGGTGTATGACTCAATCTCTTCATCCGTTGGGTCTTCGACATTTCTGTCCAAAGGCTTAGCGGTTCTGTCGCGGGGTGGGGTGTCGTCCTCAATCTCAATGGATACGTCACCTTCAGCATCGACATCAATTTCTATGTCATCTTCGGGTTTACCCTTAGATTCCGTCTCTTCAGTTTCATGCGGAAACTTAAACTCTTCTGTTTCATATTCAGCCATGTTTATCTCCTTTAAACGCGTTGTATGCCACGTGGGTCTTCGACCGTCGCTTCTACTTGGTCGTCATTAATCAAGCGAAATTCCTTGCCGTGAATCATGATTCTGGTACCCGTATACGGGCGAGTAATCACGAAATCGCCTTCTTTACACCACGCGCCTTCAGGAAACTTTTCAGGGTCTTTGTAGGCATCTGGTCCAAGCTTGACTACGAACAAGACCGGGGAAGTAATTTCCTCGATTTTTACCGTCTGGTCAGACTTAACAATCCCACTCTCGTAGGTATCGCCCGCGTCAACCAAGGCACACAGCAGTCGCCAACCTTTTGGGTCTGGTAGCGCTTTTGCCTTTTGCTCGGCTTGTTCATACTCATGATCCACTTCTGGGGCTTTAAATACGCCCGGCGGCAGGATTATTTCTTTTTCCGGAACTGCTATAGCTTCACTCATCGTTAGCCTTCTCTATGTTTTCAGCGAGGTCAAGTAGGTGACGCTCTGCATAGGCTAGACCTCGAATAACCCCGCAAAGCTCTTTATAGGCCGCATGGTCTGGGCATGCGCCCGTAGCCAAGTCGTCCGTAAAGTTGTTCATATCGGTGCGAATTTTGTTGCGCATCGCCTCGATAAAGTCCATAACAATTAAGTCCATTTACTACTCCTTCGTTGGTTTTTTAGTTTCTTGTAGTTTTGCTGCTCGGTTTTTAGCGTCTTCAATGACCTTGATCTGCGCGTTCATACCCGCAAGGCGCTCTTTAGACTGTATTTCTTGCTCTTTTAGCCTGATCTCGTCGGCCTTAGACGCCGCGTCCATCATGAGCTTCTTCTCCTTGATCTCAGTCTCTTTGTTCTTGCGTTGCTGGTCTTGCATCTGGAGTTGAAGCACTGGGTCTTGAGCGTTCTGTGCAGCTTGTTGCTGAGCCATCATGGCTTGAGACTGCGCCAGCACTTGCGGTGCGGCTTCTGCCATCATGCGGCTAAGTTCTCTCTCCATGTCCTCTGGCAACTCGTCTTCCTGATCTGGCAAGGCAAAGCCAAGAGCCTGCTGCATCTTGACACGGTAGGCGTAGCCAACGTGCTCGGCGATATGCGCTTGCATAGACCCTTGAATTACCGCTGCCTGTGGGTTCTGCCCAATCAGTTGCTGAACAACGGGGTCATTCATAGCGGAGGTGTGAACCTTGATGTGAGCCTCGTGATCTTGATACGAGAAGGCTTTTAATGGCTTGCCACGCAGCGCGTTCTGGTTCTCCGAGATCGGGTCGGTCGGCTTCTGATCCTCCTCGAGCGGCACTAGCTTGTCCGCATGCTTAATCCCCAACACCTCTAGCATTTGCCTATGCAGCACTGGCATGTTGTAAATCTGCGGAGCCATCTGTGCTAGCTGGATAACCGCTTGGTACTGTACTACTCGCTGGCTTAGGGTGGCGGCATTGGGGTCGCTGACCGGTAGAACTTCTACGTTGCTGTAGTCAGCCTTCTTAGCGCGTGGTGTGCCTTCCTCTGGCTCGTAGGTGTACTCGTCGTCTGTGTAATCCCTGATTATTCCCGCTAGCAACTGTAGTTCTTGCTTCATCGAGTAGTGAACGCGGGCTTGTACCGCACTCATTACTTTTAGGGTTCTTTCGAGGATAGCGAGTGTGGTTCCAACCGGCGCCTGATTGGACATATCCGCTACCTTCATATCCGAGGTAGCCGCAAAGCGTCTGCCCTCTTCAACGATCTTGTCCATTAAGCCAGACAGAACCATCGAGGGCTCTTTGTAGGGTAGCGGAAGGATGTTGTCTCTTATGGCACCACTACCTACATCCACGTCTCTAAACTCACCCGGGGCGATTGGCGTGTCGTCGCCTTTGATGCGCAATCCTCGGCTTTTTAGACCGCCAGGGAGATTAGATAAAGTGCCAGCATCGACAAGCTGGCGCATGATACTAGTTGCACTCTTCGCGTAACCACCAATAAGGTGAAATAGTCCAAAGCCATAAGCGCCATAACCAGGAATATACTGGTAATGCACAAAATGGTGCCGCTTAAGTTTAAGAGGGTCATCTTCCTTCCAGTTTCTGCGAATTGCTAGGACTTGGTTTGTGCCGCGGATCATGGTTACTACATATGGCAGACCAATGCCGGTGGCGTTACCTTCTTTATCTTTATCCTCATACCCCGGCAAGTCCAAGTCTACGTGCGCTTCGTAAATTTCAAAGCGGTCGTCGTACGTTGCAGAGAAACCTGTCTCTTTGTCCTTGCGCTCTTGAATATCGCTGGTGAACTTGCTTGGTTCACCCAAATCAACATCACGATAAAACCCCGCATTAATCAACTTCAACAAATCGTTCTTGGTCTTCCGCATCACATGGGTAATGCGATGGCAGGTGTTGATCTCGCTAATGCCGTAGGGCAAGATGATGTCTTCTGCTGGAATAAACACCGATACTTGGCGCTCTAGGCTTGGGTCGTAGTAAACCTTTTTAAATGCGGAACCGGCTGACGGCAGGTTCCACAACATCTTCTCGTGCTCAGGGCGATACTCAGGCATTTTCTCCGTGAGTTGGTAGTTCATGTCTTCTTGAACACGCACTGCCGCTTCTTTTTTTTCAGTTGTTTCTTTACCTATTATTTGCGTTCTTACAGGCCCTTTGGCTGGAAATGTCTCCATGATGGTGTCTGACTGGAACCGCACCACTGCTTCTGTAATCATCGGATGGAACACACCGCATGCGCCGTCCCATGGTTCTGTACGTTCTTCGAACTTCAAGCCCAGCAACGTAATACCGTCCTTATACATCTGCTCCCAGTCTTTGCGGGAAGCCAAATCGTTACTAATATCCTCAGCCAAATCACCCGCCAAACTCTGTATGTCTCCTTCAGACATAACATCCGCAAGGTTCACATCAAAATTCTCAGCGTCTTCGCCAGCCTCAATCTCAAGAATCTCTTCGCCCTCAACACTAACTCGTACCGCTTCTGGGTCCTCGATCTCAACCTCAATGTCCGGCTCGCCCACTAAAGCTTCCAGCCCTTTTGGCGCTTCGTACAAACTTTTCTCTATGCTCATATCATCCGTCCTTAATTTTTAGCCTAGTAGTACGCAGCTTTTTTGCGGTACTTGTATAGGTATTCATCATCTTTTTCGTCGGAGTCCAACGAAATAAACCCGCCTTGTCTAAAACGCAAAAGCGCCTGAGTCGTAGTATCAACGAAGTCGTCGTGTTCGCCAACTGGGAACGATGCTATTTCTTCAACAACTTCGCGTGCCCAGCGTGTATCTGGCGCCCACACTTTACCGGACGTAAACAAATCAGCTACCGCATTCAAACGTACCATCTTGTCGTTGCCGCGCGATGGGGTGAACTCCTGTACCGGTATGCCCATACGCCGTAGTTCCTGAATCAACGGGCCGCCCGCTGCTTTCTTTTCCACAATAAACGCGTCTGGCTGCCACTCTTTGTATTGTTTGAGTGCCTCTTGCTTGAGGTCTGGGAAGGCTAGTCGGTCTTTGAAGGCATCTAGCAGGATGAGGTTTGGGTTGTTCTTATCCTCGTTGTTGTACCAGATACCCCATGTCGTACATGCGCTGTAGTCAGATGTAGTTTTGGTCTCATGTGCCGTATCCCAAGACTGAATGATGTAGTCGCAGGGTGGTGGATCGTCTGACTCCCATACCTGCCAGTCTTTTCTAGACACAATTGCAGCCATGTCTGACGTCGGTTTTTGCATGTACTGGGCGTTCCAGTACCGCGGGTCCATCTGTTGTTTTTTAGCTTTTAACTGATCCAGAGGCCACTGCGCAGGCCATAAGCTTTTCTCTTCGTCGGTGCCTTCATTGAGAATCGCGGGTAGTTCTACCAACTCCCACGGCTCGCTGTCTGGATTGTTGATCCCAAAGTTGATGAGTCTGCCTGTTAAATCCAAAAGCGACCACCTAGTCATAATCACGACAATCGCACCGCCAGGCATGAGACGTTGTAGCGGTCCGGTCTGAAACCAAGACCATGCATTATCAAACGTAGCCCTGCTGTTGACCTTTATGTCTTGTTCTGAGTGTGGGTCGTCAATAACAAATAAGTCAGCACCGCGTCCGGCGAGCGCACCACCGACACCAACAGCGTAATACTGACCACCAGCCCCAGTAGACCATTTGCCAGCCGCTTTTTGGTCATCTGCGACCACTGTATTTGGAAATACTTCATGGTACTCCTCTGAATCTAGTAAATTTCTTACCCGCCGACCAAAGTCCTCGGACAAACCAGCCGTATGCGTAGCCATGATAATCTTTTTGCTTGGGTCTTGACCTAGAAAAAAGGCTGGGAATAAATAAGACGAGAACTCAGACTTACCCATACGTGGCGCTATGTTGATGATTACCCTCTTCTTTTTCCCCGCGAGTACGTCTTGGAAGATTTTTGCCAGTTTTTTGTGCTGTGGGCCTACTTTAAAGCCCGGATATACGTATTGGGCAAAAGCAATCGGGTTGGTTCGCGCCATTTTTAACTCAACGCGGTCTTCTTTTTTCTCGAGGCTATGCAAAAACACCAACTTCTCTTCTCGCGTCATGTCTTTTAGCGCTTTTTGCGCCGCAAACGCTTCTTCTGGCGTTAAGACTTCTGCTTTTTCTAGGGTTGAGAGGCTCATTTTTGTTTACTCGTCTTCTTTTTCGACGACTTCGGCGTCTACGATATCTACCGCGCCCATGTATTTACTTAATTTATTTTTTATTTTTTCATCTAGCTCTTCGTCGCTGATTTCATCTGTCTTTACAGAAAGCCTTTCTGTAAAGAGCGCCACTTCCGTCACCTTACCCAGCATCTCTAGCGCCTTTAGCCGTATCCGGGCGTCGGGGTGGTCGGTTTCTTTTACTATTT